TTTTTTTTTTTTTTTTTTTGTCATGACACTCCGGCAATCAAAAAGGTGTCTCTAACCGGGTTACTTCGAAGCACGTTCTTCAATTTGGGCTCTTGAAGACCTTGCGGTTTGTACGCATTCCGTTGTTTCCCGATCGAGAAACACTCTTCTGGTTGCTGATGTGCTTGACATCTGCTTGTCGGAATCCTGCGATTCCTTCTTTGAAAACGCCCATGTCGAAGTTCGTAGTCATTGGTGGTCTGAAGACTCCCAATTTACAATCATCAGCAAAGGCAGTGAAAATCTTCAGCTTATCAGCTGTCGTAATCACACTTAAAGTTCCCGAACTAATGGGTGCTACGCCATGTGTACTGGCTGTGTAGCAAAAGTTGAAGTGGGTTTGAAAGGGGCACGAGACATCAATATAATCCTGATTATTCAAAGGATACAAGACTTCTCTTGGGTAAAGGCCCGTAAATGCTGAGGCTGATGTTAATTCAAGACCGCGGTATGTAAACACTCCGTGGTCAACAGCGTCAATAACAGGTACTCCAGGTAAGGTGGAGTCCAAGTTCAAATACGGTGCAAATACAACCTGAGGAAGCTTATTTCCTTCAATAAAGATTCTATACTTTATTCCTCCGGCCCAGCCAGCAAACAAATCCGCAAATTGTGATCTTGGTTGAACAGAAAAATTGTAAACTTTGAAAGTCTCCCCATTCTCTGAAAAACTAGATTGAACATTAAACGAATCCAAGCTCCAATCATCAACGGGTACCATCTTAACATACCTTCTCGTCAGTTCCAAAACATCCGTGACAGTGAACTCAAACTTTCGTCCGAGCTCAAGCTTACACGGAATATTTGGCCGATCGTTGGTGTCAGTTTTCGTGATTACCGTTTCATCAACTCCAGCAACATCATCAGTAGTTTCAGCTTTCTCGTCCTCTAAAACAACTGGATCGGGTCCTTGGGCTATCATTGGAACAGGTTGTGGACCTGACCAACGTCTGATCTTTATTGGAATCTCACTAGCCGTTAGGTCTACCCATGTCATCCAGTCTTCAACAGGCCCTCCTTCAACAATGAAAGTAACATCGCCATTCACTTCAATTTGAATGAAGTTAATGGTATCAGTTCTTTCAACCGTCTGCGTTCCAGACAAATTGTTGATTTCCAAATCGACTGCTCTAGGTGAAAGGATTTCATATACACTGGTGCTATAGGGAGCGGGTTCTGTCAACCAACGTGTTTGTTCGGCTGTGTACCTCAAGACTCTACCTTCCAATGTTTTGAACGGAGCTCTTGTCCATCTGTTATGGTTAGGAACTCTGTGTTCAAACTCATAAACGGCTCGAGGTGCATAAAACAAACGGTTGTTCCAAGTCATTGGAGAAACCGCTCTTGGTACAGCAAGTTTCACGTTTTCAAAGTGAACAAACATCAACAGGTCATAATATGGTGCAACCGTTTCAGGAGCAACCAAGCCATTATTCACCACCAGAGCAAAAGTACCCAAAGAGTAATTTTGCACTGGGTCAATAGATCCCTCGCCTTCATAAGTACGCAAGAACTCAGTTTGTGCATTGAAAGGTACTGTCAACTTTCCAATGTAGTTCGTTCCGTTCTCATTTGTCGAATAGGAAATAATAGATGAAAGACTGACTGAGGTTGATCCTTCTGTAACATCCGGGGCTCCATAACCAACTAACGCTTGCACTCTTGAAGAGGCAAACTTTGTTATACATCCAATAAAGGTGAAAACAATGTCTGCTCTCCAAAAATGAAACGAATTCAGTAATGCCAATATCAGCGGGATTCCGCCTCCTTCAGCAATCCCCAACCTTGTGTTCAAAGCCACTTTCACCAGAACAGTTCCTGGAATAGCTGTCTTCGTCACTCTCTTCGTTGTCAATAAACAATCTTTACTAAGTAAATTAGCAAATTTTGTTTCTTCAGGCATGAAAATCTCACCTGGTTCACGAGAGAGAGCCGACGGATACAATTGTAAATCACGTGTAGGTCGTACACCATGAGACACAGCCATTCCTGGGAATGCTTGTTCTACAGGTATTGCTCCTGAACTCAAAGGGGGGTTGTCAAAGGGCATTGGCACCGATACGTCCGGTGATATGTCCTGTTTTGCGCTCGATCCTCCTTCAATATGAAAATCCTGAACGGGCAAATTTCCTCCAGCAGTAAAATTGGTGTTATTCACTACTGAACTTGAATTGCCTTGTGCTTCAAAATTCACATCCAAAAGTTCGTCCATGTCTTCGTCTCCAGCACTCTTATAGAATTTGAAATTTGGTTCCCCGACCACTAATGGTCTTGGAATCATAAATTCAGCATCCGGAAAAGCGCTGTAGACTGAAAAATCTACCGAATCTGCGTTCGCCGATGCTTCTGCCGTCAGAGCTGCCATTGGTGTTATAAAAACTGTTCCTAAAGACTCCGTTCCTGTTGCCATTGTGTTCATCACTGATCTCAAATATACATAAGGGATCCTCAGGGTATAAGTTGCACTTTGGTCAGGCATCATGAATACATGCTGTGTCATAGTTATGTTCGCTAATTCGATTTCATAACTAGCCAAAGGCACAAAATACATAACTGCCATCCCTTGCTGTTGAGCACTTCCATTAATTTGTACTATGATCTCAACATCTCCGTGCCAGAATGCAAACCTTGTAAAAGGCATATTCTGCAAATTCCCTGTGTCTCCTTCTTTCAAAATACCAAAGGGTACATCAAAAGATGCAATCGCTTTTCCAACAATATCAGTCGATTTCCACTTGAAGCCAGTTCTCAAAACTCTAGATTCCGTTCCGAATTTCAAGTCCATTGCTTCCTCGTTTAAAGCTCTCCCTGCCAATTTGTGTTCCGAGTTCATGATCTGTCCTGCTGACACCTCCTTATTTGCATTGGTTTGTACCAATGAATGAGTAGGTGGTCCTTGTCCTGTAAATCCGTAACAAAAATCTGATCCTGAAGCTGCCGTTCTTCTCGCCACTCTTCTTCTCACTTCCAAATAAGATGGTATATCAATCGGGTGTTGATTTATCTCCTCTAACGCACTATTTATAGCTTGCGAGTACTCTTTGAAATACCTGTTTCCCCACATGGAAGCCAATTCAATCGCTGCTAGGCACTCATCTCTTAAAGACTTGTTGCCGTTTCGAGTCCAGTGTATCGTTTCTTCTAACGTCGACTTCTTCAATGCTCCACAATACTGACCATCGTACAGAATAGGGTGTGCTCCCAGGAATGTAATCTCTTCAAAAGTTCTAAAGTCGTCTTTCAACTCTTCATCCTTTTTGTCTGAGGTATACACTTGTCCCAGAATCTCCATCCCGTCCCTTATCTGAAATGGTGTCATAAAGGGGGCCGCCTCTTCACTAAAACAATAAATATGATCGTCACCTAAAACCTTCATTCGGACATGCTTATTAAACTGCAAGTGCGGACACTGCAATATAAATACATATCTTAAATAAAGATCATGTGCAACCGTATTCATTAAAGTAGTAAAGAAACACCCAGAATAATGCGTATGTCTGAACCAAACCTTATGCTTAGCGATTTGTGCCGGAGACCATCGTTGTTGATTAGTAAAGGATCTATATCCTTCTTCACTAACCAAACCCTT